TATCACTTAAGATTTCTTACTGGCTTGACCACCCCACCGAAGATTTCAGGTCAAACTGCACCCCCCCTTGCCAGAGGGCGACTTTCTATATTACCACTATCCTATTCCTTGGATCAAGCACCGTGTTTCTAACGCACGGGGGGAGTCTGGTTCCCGATACCATCAATCTTTATCTTGGATTGATACAATGTACATCTAACGTGTGCCAACGGAGATCCTCTACCAATCCCAGCGTCTGATGTATAAAGCCCATCAGATGGCCATTCCAGTCACGGAGTGCCTATCGCGTTGCGCGGGGCATAGCCTGCGAGTTTCCCACCCTCGTATCTTGTTAGATAGCTACGCAGCAATTAACCAGGGTGTGGTGCATTGATTTCCACAATTTTAGGTTGCCCATCACACAACACTGTTGTGTGACCCTTAGTACCGACTAAGGTGCAGTAGTTTTAACGTCTTCGGACGAACGTAACCTAAGCAGTTACGGTATCATCAACTCCTAGAACAGTGATATCACAAAAGGTTGTTGGTACAACACCACCAGCAGTTAATGTGATGGTGATGAGCCCTGGGTTGACCAAGGTGCATAAAATGTACCCAAGTACAGAAGCACTTGTTGCAAGGGTTACACCTGTTTGTGGACAGTTAAAATTACCTGTCGAATCATTGTTAAGATATTGTTTGAAGGAAGCACCTGTCAAAGATACACCTGGAGCGGTGTATGTGACGGCGGCACCAGTCCATAGGATCTGGTAAAAATAAATATTACCTGGTTCACCTACAAACGATATAGTTGTTGAAGTTACTGTAGCAGCGATACTACCAGTATTTGAAATTTGTACCAATCCTAGAGGATTGGCACCACTGATGGAGGACCTTCCGATTTTACCGGATGGGATGTTTCCACCAATGGTGTTCGGTACTGATGGTTTGAAGAATTCTACGCAATAAGTTACCCAGAGTTCACCCAAGTCCTGGACTGGGTTGGCCTGAGTGGCGAATTGGAAATTTCCTAAATCATAAAGTCGCAAGTCCTGTCCTACAGGTACATTGCCAGTACGAATATATTTCTGGGAGTTGATAGTTTGGTTGGTGGCACATTCTACACCATGCATTAAAGAGATGGTCGGTTTGACCGAGACAGCGTACTCGCTGTTCTCCATCTCTTGTTTTGTGGCATAAGCCGGGACATCTGCATTGTAGTTTGTAGCCATTACCACGACTCCTGGAGCGCCACTGGTAACAAAGTCAGTAATTAATGGGCGGAATTCAAAAACCAAGCCATGGAACTTGTATTCTTGGTAATTCTGCGCGATGGTACTTAACCATGGAAAAGTTGAGCTAATTCCAGGATTGAGTGCATAGATTGAATTGTTAAATCCAACAGTGCCATTAATATCACCGAGATACTCTCGGTGACAGACAATGTTGGTGGCGTTAGTTGAGGAGAACTTAGGGATTTGGGCGGAATTTGTTAGTACATTATATGATGGATCAGATCCAATCATTTTGTAATCACCAGATCCAAAAATGGAACCAATTCCAGAGCCTAAAAATCTCCCAATGTTACCTCCGATGGTCATATTTCCAAAGAGGCCTCCTAACATGGAGCCTGCTGCAGCACCTGCGTCACCGAATGGTGTCTTGCGGCGACGTGGTTGCTTTTGCTTAGGTTTTTGTTGTTGTGGTCGTTTAACCGGTTTCTTGTTTGTGTTCTTTCGCATAGTATTGGGTGCCGTATGCGACCGGGACTGTACATCAGATGTTAACCGTTGGGGCCGCCGTGCAGTCTCTTGGCATTTTGTTTAGCACTAAAGTAATAGTTTTGGGGCATTATAACATCTGACCCAATAACCGATTGTGGTTGGTATGGACCGTCTACGGGAGAGACACTCCCTGGGGTGTAGTTTTGACGTCTTCGGACGAATCTGGCATTAAGCCGTATGGGTTCTACCGTACAGTGGTAGATGGGCGAATCTATGTGATTCTTGCCCTACACCTATGACATACTTGTCGTAGTATGTCTCGAGACATATTTGTTCCTCTGGTAGTATACCAAAAGCTTTCCAAAAAGATAATCGCGTATCTGATGTTATATTCTCATCAGCTAGGGACATACCCTTTGAGAGTCGGAAAAAACCACCTTCCAAGGTCGGATCGGTGAGTGCCTTTCTACCTTTTGCCTCCCGGATGAACATCTTATAAAAAGATTGGTACACCGGAATGCCTTTGGTTAACGAAAGACCCCCCTTTCCGACTGCCTGTAGCCATTTCATTTTAACTTCCTCATTATCGAGTGGTTTCAATGAAACACAATCTTTGGCTATGGCAACCCTTGGGTCACGGACGAACATGTATGTGCCGTCATTGGTCATCACTGGCTGTGACTGGCAGAATGATATCTCCTCAAACACCTTAACTGGTGCATCAAGTTGGACATCAAATCCCGCTTCAGCCATGTGTGACTTAATGTTAGTCATTGTCTCTAGACAGTTTTCCATGTTTACAATCACTATAACGTCATCACCATCGTTGAAAAACTCAATCTGGTAATTAACGGACTCTTTAAATCCATATAGTAATGCACACATGATGATGACATTCCCGCTAGATGTATTACTGTCGCCTGAACAGCGATTACCGAATGACTCGTATTTAACGAAACCATCCGGACAAGTAGCGGTGCACTTATTATGTCGTTGGTAGTTGAACAACCTTCGTATTTTCTTATCACCTGGATAAAAATGACAGTGAACATTGTGATCAGTTTGCAAAGCTGCATCTGTCACATGTTGGTCAAATCTCTTGGCGTCTAATGCGAAGGCGACTGGGTGGGCGAAACGTTTCCATGCTTTATAAGCATTTCGCCCGCGTTGTTGAGCGTTCAGGCCCTTATATACAATGGTGTAGCCGAAACAACTGTTGGTGTTTTTATATATGCTATGCTCAACGGGTTTAACATATGGTCCTGTCTCCCCTAGAAACTCCGGTTGACGTGGTTGGATCAACCGAGGCACAGGTTCCTTTAAATCAAATCTATACTTCTCCAATTTAGTGAAGGCACGTATTCTCGCGTACCTTGGATGGAATCCGTATCGTTTCAAACGTTCTGCAACTCTGAGGTACACGTTCCTTCTGCGATCCTGGTAGGACATAGCAAATGCTATGCCGCTCATCGGGGTGGCAAAATGGGCACGCTTCTTCATCTCCTTCTCGAAGTTACCGATTTTTGATAGAAAGACATTACGAGTTACGGGTGGAAGTTCGACAAAATGACCCTCATCATTTTTGACAAACAATACCCGCTCCTTAACTGCTTTTTCTAGGGCGTTTATGTTATTTTGGTAAACACGATAATCAACTTTATGAGACAATCCGGTAAAGTTGAACACCTTTCGCTGTTTACCTACCTTGCCCAACCTCGTTACTTTTAATAGGGGGTGCTCGGGCGCAAGTGATTTCTCACAAGACACCCCCTGTAACGGGGTTAGGCCCCATCAAGGCGTTACTCTACGCACCATTCGTCTTCTAGATCCGAATGGGCGGAGTAGCCATGCTGGGGTGGTTGAGTGGTAATCTTTATTACCATCCTCAACACGATCAAGGTATGCGTGGGTTTGGACGAATCTCTTCGCCTCTAACTCATAAGAGTTATCTATAAATACACACTCTAAGGCTAATGGTAGTATCACTTGGATATGGCTAGGTCGAATACCATGGTCGGTCATCTTCCTAAATAGCCATTCATGTGCTACCTTTCTGTTTGCGTCATTGTATACACCAATTCCAGGTAGGGAGGTTTTGCACATAGCCACGATTGCGGATGTGTAACGTCGCCTATTCCTAGGGGTTGTTGTGTTGATGTCGACAGAAGGTACTGCAGGATCCTTATCCTTAGACTCTTTGCCCTTAGGGTGTTTGGACTTCACTACGAGGTGGTCCAGTATATCGCTTGGTTCATCGATAGCTTGTATCAACGCATTAGCATTCACGTGGTCATTGTGAGATACTGGATTACCAACCCACCAGTTGTGAATTCGTTTAACGAAGTCGGGGCTGAACAACTGAAATGGTGTTGGTGAAGTACAACGTTTGTTACA